CGTAAGTGACTGGAGTTCAGACGTGTGCTCTTCCGATCTGATTGGAAAGTTGAAAGCTCCTCAGATTGGTTAGAGGTAACCCAAGAAATTGGAGAAGCTAATGCCGCAGGTAAGCTTACTATCAAAACTAAATCTACTAATCAAGAACATAACCCCAGTAACTATGACCCCTTGGAAAGAACTGCTATAGTTAAGATTATCTTACAGCAAGAACCTAACACTGAGATAGTTTTAAATATAACTCAATCTCCAGGTACTAGAACTACTAAGTATGGCTTTGAACCAACCCCGAATATACCATTCCCAAATCTTGGTCAAAATACTAGTACTGCTCAGATTAGTAATGTAAAGGGTTATCAGTACTACCTTATCAACGGTATTCAAGTTGCTAAATTTATAAAACAATTTAAGATAACCGATATAAGTAAGACAATAGAGGGTCAATTCCCTGGTATTGGTTCTGAACCAATACCCTTTAAAGTATGGCTTACCGATTATCCTTCAAATATTGCTACTCAATGGGTTAGTGAATTAAATTGTGTTGGTCATTTACAAACCATAATGAGTGGTTTTGGAGGTATTCAGGTAACTTATAATGGGTGTATTAATGACAATGGCAATCAAAGTGTTCAATTAAATATTAGATTAGGACTTTAATGGTAAACTCAGAAGAAATAGTAGAAAGAACTTTTTATATCTCTCTACTTAGTACAATGTTGGAAATGGGTCTTACCTTAAACCCAGAAGACTTCTTACCTTTGTCTCAAGAAAACGAAAAAAGATTTCAAGAGGCAATCAAAGGTATGAAGAAGTTTATACCACTTTTTGGTATAGGGAATAATCAAGTAAAAGGCCCAAAGACTCTCCCAAGAATAACCATAGAACTACAGGGTTATTATGCTGGAGATATTGGTGTGAATAAATACATCATTGGTGATAAACTTGAGGATGGTAATTACCAAGCTTCAGAGTTTCCTTATGAAACTAAGGATATTACCATAGATGTACATCTGGTTTCTCAAACACAAGCAGATATGAGATTGCTACATACAATCTTATATACTGGCTTACCTGCTAGAGGATACGTGAGACCATACTTCAATGACTTAGAGGAATGGGAAAAGGGCAGGCTTGCTCCCACCGGAAACCTATTCATTGAGATTGGTAATTATTATGACCATCCAGATGTAGAACATGGTATACTTGAGAAGGTATACACTTATGTATGTAAAGATGGTATTCTTCCAGAAAAAGCTTTGGGAGAAGGTACTCTTACACCTATCAAGGATATATCAGTTCTTATTGGATTGTTAGAACAAAACGAAAATGAAATGTTAGAGTTAAAAGTACCTAAGGTATAGGTACAATACTCTAGGGTATAAATTAAACAAGTAATTAACTTTAATCACAATAGAATTATGCCAACTTCACCTCACATTGACTTTAAGTTTAAGAACAACAATGTTCTTCAAACTACTCCCATGTTAGGAGTTTCTTGTGTATTGGCTAGAACTACTAAGGGCCCATACGATGACCCATCAGAAACCATTTCTACTTTCTCTCAGTTCCAAAGAATCTATGGTTCTGAAATTGTACCAGATGGTTCTGTATCAAATATCGAAAAGGCTTTGCAGGGTGGTTCTAAGCTTCGTGTTATTCGAGTACTTGGCAAGGGAGCTACTCAAGGTACAGTAACTGCAACTGCGGGTAAAGCTAAAACAGTTGCTAAATCCGAAGAGGAAGGTATAGCACCTGCTTCTGCTACTCCAGACCCTGCTACTCCTGCAGCATTGATAACCATTGCTTCTGGGGGAACTACTTATAGTTTGGGATTGGTAACCAAAGGTTATGGAGACCCAATCGGTAGTACTGATACCTTCCAGGTAGGTTTCTATAAACAATCCAATACCTTGTATTATAGAATCTATTCAGGCAATGGCCAGGTACTTGAACAAGGTCCGGTAGTAACTTATAAAACTGCCGATGATAACAATAATACTTCGGTAGATTACCTTGTTCTTGGTGCCTTTGCTAAGAACTCAGAGTATATCAAACCGGTAGTAGTTGCTGGTTCATCTTTTGAGAACTTAATCAAATGGCTTACCGATAGTGTAGATGGTACAAAAAATGCCGTTACTGTAACAGTTGGGGGAGCAGCTCCTTCAGATACCGAGAAACTATTTACCGGTACCGTAGGTAGTGCTGGTTCTAACCCTACTGCTGATGAATGGATCGCTTCATTGGATTTAGTAAGGGACTACACTGACTTTTACCAATTATTCATTTCCCATATCTCTCAACACCTTACTACTAATGCTGACGTACTCAAGGTATATAAGGCTGCTGCAGATATGGCAAAAGAATTGATGGAATGGGTACTGTACATAGAAGTCCCAAAACACTTAACCCATTACACCCAGGGTACTCAACCAAGAGACTATAAAGCTCAGGTTACTTGGGTACAGGCTTGTCTGGGTACCGTGGGTAATTCCAAGTACATTGCTTACTTTGGAGGTGGCCTTAAGTACTACAATGAGAACGGCAATCTTCAAGATTCTGATGTAGTGGGTACCATTGCAGGTTTGGGAGATGTTTCTGCTACTCAATATGGTCCTTGGAAATCCTTTGCTGGTATGAACCGAGGAGTTATTGGAGATGCAGTTGGGCCCGTATGTCCAAATTATGGTTCTCCTTCTCGATATAATGAACTGAACACACTTGCTCAGAATTATATCAATGAGATGGTAATCAAAGATACTCCCGATGCAGGTAAACAAACCATGCTATGGCATTGTTTCTCTTCTCAGGTAAAACAGGATTCAGAAAGATTCCTTTCAATCGTAAGACTGAACCTTTACCTGAAGAAGTTCCTTCGCCCGGTACTCAACAAATATATCGAAGAACCAAACGTTTGGAGTACTTGGAAGAGAATCTGGTTGGAAGTTAAACCTACACTTGACTCTTTGGTAGACGAAGATGCCATGACCGAGTATACCTGGATGGGTGACCAAGATGCAACTTCTTGGGATGACCTTTCAGTTAATACCGAGGCAGATGCCCGTCAAGGTAAGTACCGTGCTATCCTTAAGTATAAGGATGTAGTTCCTATGCAAGAGGTAACTATGGAGATTGTAATCGATGCGGCATCCAAATCTGTATCAATCGTAGAAACAAGTAATAACTTATAAACTCATAACACAATGGGAGCAAAAGTAAAAAACCCACGGAAGAAATTCTTGTGGAGTATCATGTTCCCCAAACACCCTATCAATACCTATCTATTCCAAAGTTGTACTTTGCCGGATATTGAGATTGACCAGGTTGCTCATGGGGACGTCAATAGAGACGTTAAAACTGCAGGTAGGGTTACTATAGGTAATCTTATTGTAGAGAAACTTATGACTACTGCAGGTTCAGACACATGGCTTCATGATTGGCTTTATGCTTGCCAAGACCACATAGTTGGTGGAGGTTTGGTACCAAGCCAATATTGGGAAACGGCTATTGTAAATGAACTTGCCGAAGATGGAGTCTCGGTTCTTAATACCCACGTCTTCGAAGAGGTATGGCCATGTAAGATTACCGGCTTAGACTTGGACAGAATGGCTTCAGAGAATACCATTGAGTCCATAGAGTTCTCAGTTGGTACTGCAGATAAATACTAATTCCTTAGTCTATTTTCACTAAGATTCGGTGGAGGGGTGGGATTCCTGTGATAGGAGCTCACCCCTTTCTTGTTGTTATACGGAGTACTATGAACATTTGTAAACATTAAATATATCAAATTATGGAATTTAGAACATTTAGATTTACCGGACCTTCTGGTTTCGAATATGAAATCAGAGAACAGAATGGTGCTGATGAAGATATCCTCAGTAACCTTTCAGACATGAAGACTTTGATGAACCTTACCAAGTTCATTGCAGCAATTGTAATTAGAACTACGGCTACCCCTAATGGGAAATTAACCGTAGATGATGCCCTTAACTTACCAGTCAATGACCGTTATGCTATTATCTTTAATTCTCGTATCTTCTCTTTGGGGGATGAGGTAGAATTTGAATATGATTGGGGCAAAGAGAATGGAGGTAAAGTTACTTATGGCCAAGACCTTCATGAGTTCCTTTTCGATTATTCAGAAGTACCCACTGATAATAGGGTATTTGATGAAAAACCAGATGCCATCCCTTATTATCCAAAGGGTATTCAATTAACCGGTCATGAATACCTTCTTTCATCGGGCAAGAAAATCAAATTTGATTGTATGACTGGTAAGGGAGAACAAGAGTTCATGAAGTTACCCTTGGATAAACAAACTAAGAATGCCCCCTTACTTTGTCGGAATCTTTACTTAGAAGTAGACGGTAATTGGGAGAAGGTAGAAAACTTTACTCCTTTTACTGCAAAGGATATGGCTGAGATGAGAAAGTATATAATCTCTATTGACCCTATCTTTAAGGGAGAGTCCCATATTACTAATCCCTTAACTGGAGAAGAAAGAACTTATCCTATAGTTTGGGCACCCAATTTTTTCTACCTGACGGAAGAGTAATGTTAGAGAGTGATTTTGTTTATATCACCAGAGCCGAGATAGCCTTAGACTATTTCGGCTTTTTACGTCTTCCGTATAGAATCAGGAAAATATTTAAGGAAATGGCCGAACAATATTATAAACAATTAAAGAAAAGAAAATAAATTATGAATACCAGTAGGAGTATAGTAGAGGTCGGTGTTGCCATGGTTTTAAAAGACCGATTCTCTCAAGAAGCTGGTAAGATATCTGGGTCATTCAGAACAATGATGAATGATATGAATACCTGGAATAGAGGTATACAGATGTCAGCTTCTAATACAATGGACTTCGGAATGCAGCTCGTAGGGGGAATGGCAAGGGCCTATAAATACTCTGCGGGTGTTCAGAATGAAGTTTGGACTGCTTCGAAAATTGCCGGTGCTACCATTGCAGAACAAAGAGAGATGTTACAATTGGCAAAAGATGTCAATGAGATAACTCCTCTTACGGCTTCGGATGTTGCATCAGGACAAAGATACCTGGCTATGGCGGGTAATAAATTCGATGCTATTAAAGAGATGATTGGGCCAGCATCTAAGCTGGCTTCAATCTTTACAATGCCAGTGGGACAGAAAGGTGGTGTAGCTGACTTGATGACTAATATCATGTCAATGTACCAAATCCCAATGGGAGAAGCCGCTAGAGTAACCGATGACTTATATACTGCAGTTACTAATGCAAATATATCTTTGACAGACTTAGCCCAGTCCATATCTTATGCAGGAGCAGATATGGCAACTGCTGGAGTAGATCTTCGGCAAACGGCTGCTGCCATCGGTGTATTGGGGGATATGGGTATACAGGGTTCTATGGCAGGTACCTCTCTGGCTAATATGATTCGTTACTTACAACTCTCTCTTGTTAATCAAAAAAAGAAAGGCTATAACGCTTTAGCAGACTTGGGCTTAAGTCCTGATGAGTTTTTCGATGCTCAGGGTAACCTTATAGATCTTTACACTATCTATCAGAAATTTGCCAAGGCGGCAGTAGACTTACCTTCACGGATAGAAACACCAACCTTCTTCAATATCTTTGGTGTTCGTGGTAATCGGGGCATGCTTCCAGTACTTAGAGATATTGCTTCTGGTAGAGATAAGATGGGTAAGATACTTGCAACTTATGACCAAAACATGGGGGCAGTAAATAGACTTAATGAAGAACGTCTTAAAACCGATGCGGGTGTCATTGACCAATTCGAATCAAGTCTAGAAAACTTAACCGTTACTGCAGGAGCTGCTTTGGGTAGAATATTTACCCCAGTACTTAATATGGGTAATTCCATCATCAACGTAATAAATTCTATCTCTGAAACTTGGGCTGGTAGCTTTGCTCTTAGAGTAGGAGCTACTGCAGTATTAGTAGGTACTATTGTTGCAGGATTTAATACTGTAAGAGGTATTATTAGGTCTGTTGGGTATTTACAGACTATTGCTACTGCTTCTACTGAGGGTATGTCTGCAGCAGCCATTAAGACGAACACCCAATTTGCTATTATGGAAGCTCATATGATAAGTATGGTAAATCTCATGAGGACCATGGTTCAATTGCAGATGATGATGGGGGGAGTTAGTATGAACAAAGCTGGTAGATTTTATAATACCAAAACCGGTAGATATATTAAAACACCCAATCCAGGGATGTCTCCAGCCACTTCACTCATTGGAGGTGTAGTTGGAGGTACTGTAGCTAATCAAGCTGGTAAACAAGCTGCTAAGACTGTTGCTACTAGAAGTTTAGCTTCGGTAGGTGGTAGGTTATTAGGGTTAATTGGTGGACCCTGGGGATTAGCTATTACCGTAGGTTTACCTTTACTAATAGAAGTAGGTAGTAGACTTATTGATTCAGTAGATAGGAATACTAATGCCCAAGATAAAGAAGACCCATCTGCAATCAGAGCTCAGAATGAAGAAAGGTTCTTGAATGCAATGAGAGCAGCTATTAGAGATGGGTTAAAAGACGGTAAGATTAATATCAGTGTAGATGGTGAGATATTGGGGGATTACTCTTTGGGTTCTCAGCAAGATTATACTGGTGTAGCATTAGGATTATAAAATTAAAACACTATGGCTAGAGTATTAAATAAAGCAGCAGGTAAGGTCGTTGAAAAATATAATGACCTTACAAGGGATACCGCAGGAGTTCTTACGGGTCCCTTAAATAAACTATGGAGAGCTCGGATATTACTCAATCGAACTATTTCTACTCTTCCAAAGGATGATGCTCAAAAGGGTAAACTCTATGACCCAAATGGAGTAATTGGAGAAGCTCAAATATCATCTAAGAATCCAACCCTAAACAAACAGCTCCAGGCTAAATGGAGAATGGAATTACAATTTCCGAGATTAGAAGAAGGTGAAGGAGTAGACCCAGCAAAAGGGAATAAGAATACCACTAATTACAGAAACTTTGAGGCTAAAGCTGATATCATATATCAGAATGAGGTAAGGATATATAATATGACTGTTAACCCTACTCAGTATATTACCTTACAGAATAGACCTCCAGAGTTGGACTTCAGGGGAGAAACCACATGGGCAACTATCAAATCCATGGGAAGGAATACTCCTATGTATCACTTTACTGGTGCTGAGGACATCATTCAATTCAATGTATCTTGGTACTGTAATGACCCAGAGAATCCAGAGGAGGTAATTAATAAGTGTAGGTTATTAGAGGCCTGGACTAAAGCTAACGGTTATCAATCGGCTCCGCCTATTGTTAAGATAGAATGGGGGGATTCGGGTATATTTGATAATCACTATTACATCCTTACTTCAGCAACCTATACTCTGAAGAACTTTCAGAATGGTTATAGGATAAGGGTACCTGGAAAGCCAGCTACCTTTGGTAATGGTAGGTTATTACCTGCAGCAGCAACTCAAGAATTGATTTTCAAGAGAGTAAGTGCATATAATCTATCCTATGGAGATTTTATAAATTCGGATTCACTTAAAAAGACGGGAGGTATTAAATATGATTGATATTAACCAATATCTGACGGGAGCTAGCCCTTATAATAATGCCTATGCTCTAAATTACGGAGATGGAGATTACTCTTTAGAAACTCCAGTAGTTTCTGTACCTTCATCCTCAAATGATATTCAACATACCATTAAGGATGGAGAGACTTTACAGAATATAGCCTATAAATACTATGGGGATTCAGGTAAATGGTATCTTATTGCAGAAGCTAATGGTATACTAAACCCTTTTAAAGAGGTAGAAAGTGGAACACTTATAAGAATCCCCGCTTATGGCAGCTAAACAAAAACCCATATTATATAACGGAATGGGCCAACCATACTTGGCTCTATTCGATTTTAGAGGTATGCCGATAATGAATCCCATTACTGGTATACCTCTTGGAGCTTATATTAGTACCTGGAATTATAGGTATGATGAAGAAAAAGAAAATCTTGCTACAATTACATTTGATACTGGAGATCCCGATACTGTGGACATAGAGGCTTTACAAGAAGGTAATGTGATATGCTTACAGTGGGGATACATATACCCAGACGGTCAATTTGTATCGGGTCCAATTAAAACTATCAAGGTCAGGGATTTTGAGGCAAAGTTTGATTCTACTGGTACCCATGTAACTATCAAGTGTATAGACTCTATTGGTGATTTAAGATATCAGCCACCATATAATTTCTCTGAAGCTTCAGAGAATAGTTTATCTTCCTATTTAGATGGTGGTTGTGATAATGGTGTAGGTGTAATCATAGAAATCTTTCAGTAATGGAACAACGAATAATAAGTAATAAAGTATATGAGTCACTACAGGTACCTACAGAGAATACTCGTACTACTACTGGAAAGGTGCTTTATGCTAATAGGTACAGTGGAGTAGCAGAAGTGGCTATGCCAGAAGATTTGAAGGCCCTAATCAATAGTGACTTCGGATTAGTTGGCAAGAATATCTTAGTTCAATTAGAACAAAAGATGAGAGGTTATACTAATGGCCCTTGGTATATAGATTCAAGAGATAATGTTATTTATATACATAATAGGAAATTTCATGAAGAACCAGTAACTGTTTATACTTATCAGGGAGAGAATGGGGAAGTACTTAGTGTTCAATTTTCTACTCAAAAAGTAACTAAGAGAGTTAAGGCTACACTATCTCCCGCTATTAATCCAGAGAGTAAAGATTTAGAAGTATTAAGTACTGGGATTGATGATACTGAAAAATTACCCGAGATAGTAGCTAATGAGAATAATGGGGTCTATTATAATAATTGGAAAACCTCAATAGGTAAATATGGAGCAGAGAATAATCCCCAAGATATACCTACTATCAGGCAGATGAGGTTAAATCATACCCTAAAGACTGACCCTAACTTAAGAGCTTCATTTGAAGCTAGGAAACAAGTAGATGACAAATGGAATCAAGATGTAGCAGAGTATTCTGCTTCTAATCCCGCCGAAGCTTATAGACAAGGTAAGGAAAAATTCCTTAATGAACTTAGTACAGATCAGGTAAGAAGTATCATAAATAAAACCATTCAAAGAGAAGAATTTCCGGCTGATAGGCGTGCAGCTTTAAATGCTGCCCTTAAGAATGTAGTTAATGGTGAAACATTAGATGAAGATATATACAATATCCTCAAGAATGAAAGATACCTTTTCGAGGGTAAAGAACAAATGGAATACATGGTCATAGAAGACCTGGACCCAAGAGACTTTGACCCAGAGCATACTCCCAAGGGTGGAGCTACTGCTTGGGGATTAGAGGATGAAGAAAGTGTTTATCGAGGTATATCGGCTTTAAAGAAAGGCCCTTATACTATGGTGATCGATGACACCCCGGTTATCAAATATAAAAACCCATTAAATCAGAGTTTGGGTATTTATAGCGTTACAGTGAAAGTTCAACATTGGAAAAAAGCTAATGTTGAGATACCCCTGTACAAACTTTACCATAATCTATTCAGTAGATATGGGGGGATAGATAAGTGGGCTTGGGCAGCTAATGCTAATGCTAATGGTGGTTTAAAGTATACAGAGAGTAAACTGGTTTGTCAGATGCAAGTTGTTGGAAGACCCTTACTAGCCTCTTCTCAGGTATTAATATTAGAGAATGTTGGTAAACGATGGTCTGGTCCTTGGTATATAAAACAATGTACCCACTCTATGGATGCAGGCCAGGGATATGTAACTAATTTAGAGTTAGTAAAGAATTCGAGTAGGGCTGGTTCTACTACTTCTAAGACTGGACTGTCTACTCAAACGGTTGTAGCTAATGATGCTAAAGCTAATGCTGTAACCTCTAAGGGTAAAGATAAGAAAGCTTTAAGTAATATCAATGAATTAGATTTGAGTTGGACTTACAATGAGGTGGCCTATTTCATTGAATCTGGTATTATGGATAAGGAAGGAAACGTATTGGATGTTAAACGTAGGGATGAGATGGCTCGAAAGAAGGCTTACTATACTGAAGTATTAGCTAAGACTCCAATCGAGAAAGCAGAAGGTATAGCTGTAAGCTCTGGTAGTTTAACTACTTCTTCAGGTAAGGTAATACCCGGAAAGATAACCATCAAAGATATTCAAGTACCCGATGGTTATTGGGTTAAATTCGATTATATGGAAGTAGCCATAAAGAGATTCAAAGAATATATCAAGAATAAGGAAGCGAGGTAATTATGGGCTATGAAACTGCAAAGATAATAACAGAAGAAGGATTAGAGGGTCTTGGAAGATACTACTCTATATACCGAGGTATAGTTGTTGATAATAATGATACCGAAAAGAAGATGAATAGGGTAAAAGTATGTATACCAGAAGTAATGGGAGGTACCTTTGCTTGGGCTTTACCGAAAGGCCAACATGGTTCAATAAGTAGTGGGTTTAAGTTCTTAGCCCCTAAGGTAGGAGATATAGTATTCATTACTTTTGAATTTGGTGACCCTACTAAACCATTATGGGAATACCATGGTTGGGGTATGAATCAAGTACCTCAACCATTAGACGGTCCAAATAAAATGGGGATAGTTACTCCTGAAGGTAACCTCATTATAATAGACGATGATAATGGGAAACTAAATCTCTACTTTAATGGGGACGTATCGGTTTATTCTGAATCTAACGTAATAGTATCAGCTAATAAAGATATCAATATATCCTCAGGTGATACCATTATATTAAATACTGGAGAAAATCATGGGTTAATCAATATTGCCCAACTAACCGAAAAACTAAATCAAACTATTCAAGAACTAGAACAACTTCGTAGTATGTTCAACTCTCATGTACACTCAGGTGTAACTACTGGGCCAGGTTCTTCTGGCCCAACTTTAACTCAAATAACTAAACCTTTCTCACAATTCGTTGTAGACGATTATGAGGATAAAACCTGCATACACTAATGGAAAAGAATTACTTTACAGACTTAGTTGGTATAGGTGTAACTTATCCTATCCAACTTACAACTAATGAAAATGGGGAAAGAGGTTGGTACCCAGTAAACGGGGATTTTAAACTTATCAGGGATAATATAAGTTCTATATTGTATTATATGATAGGTCAGAGATTTCGACAGGAAAACTTTGGTAGTAAACTATGGCAATGTATTGAGGAACCAAACTCACAAGCCCTAAGTTTTATAATTAAAGAGTTTTTAAAACAAGCCATAGGTGCATGGGAACAGAGAATAACCTTCCAAAATATCACAGTTACTAGAGTTGATGCAAAAATACACATAGAAGTAGCTTATGTAATAAATGGAACAAATTCTAGTCAGTACCTCGATATCACCTATGATAGGTCAGATAATTCATTAAATACACAATAATATGGGAATCACAAATAAATGGCTTAATCCATACCAGAGGTCTTATCAACAGATTAAGGCCAAGCTGGTTGAATCCCTTATGGGTCTTAAAGACCCTCAGGGTCAGAAACTCATAACAGATTATTCGGAGGGGAATATCTTAATTATCATCCTCTCATTGTTTGCGGCAATTGCCGAAGTACTTCACTATTATGTAGATAATATGGCAAGGGAAACCTTCCTATCTACTGCAAGAAGGTATGATTCGGTAGTTAAACATGGAGCTCTGGTAGATTATCATGCTCGAGCAGCGATTGCTGCTACAGTAGATGTAATCTTATCCAGAAGTATTACTGGTAATTCCATTGGAGCTAAATTAACCATACCTCAAGGAACTCTATTTACGGATTCCAGTGGTAACTCTTGGTTATCTGCTAGAGATGTAACTTGGTATTCAAATGTAACCACATGTAAAGTACCTATAATTCAACATGAGAAGTATACTGCAAGTGCTCTTAATAATATGCTAATACCTACTGGAGACAGGGTAATAATTCACCTCGGTACCTTGCCAAATGGTAAGTACTATGAACAAGGCTCTATGTCTTTACAGATAGGTGGAGAAACTTGGGTATTGGTAGATACCTTTGCAAAATCAAAGCCAACGGATAAACACTTTATGGTTTCAGTAGATGAAGCTCTTAACCCTTACATAATGTTTGGGGATGGAACCTTCGGTAAGAAACCTGCAGCAGGTGCAAAAATAACCAATGTAGTATTCTACTTAACTAATGGTACTCAAGGTAATGTAAAGAGTAATACCATTACTTCTGTACCCTCAATAATCTCTTCTTCAATTACTGATGCTACAGTAAGTAATGCTTATGATGCTGGAGGTGGTTCAAACTATGAGAACTTTATAATGCTTAAGGAACATATACCTTTGAGTGTAAAGACTTTGGGAGTAGCAATTACCAAAGAGGATTTCGAAAGTTTGGCTATGTTGGTTGATGGGGTAAACAAAGCTAAAGCCGATTATGAATGTGGTAGAAAGCTTACAGTATATATCAGTCCTGATGGTGGAGCTGTTGCTTCTTCTGAATTAATAAATAGGGTATACAACCTATTATCTCAAAGAGCACCTATGACTACTTGGTTAAAGGTTAAATCTGCAGGCAAGGTTCAGATTATTCTAGAGATGGAAGTTACTGGTAAGAAGTCTTATAAGACTCCAGAGATACAAACTCAAATTCTTACGGCTTTATATAATGCCTATTCTCCGGAGCAAGCTCAAATAGGAGGAAGCGTAAGGGTATCAGATATATATGCCCTAATAGATAACTTATCAACCGTAGATTACCTTCACCTTACCAAGTTTTATATTAAACCATGGCCCACTACCATTTATGGTAATAAGGAACTAAACCTGGGCCAGTTTAAATTAAACAAGGCAAAGGGTTCTATGACCTACTACATAACCTTCAATTCCTCAACTACCTTTACAGTACGTTCGGTATCAAATGGTTATGTAACTACTGGCTCAGTTGGTAGCTCTATCCAGATTATCGATAAAGCTAATGGTTTTGATTTCTCTTTGGACATTCAGAACAACAGCTATCAATCGGGCTATCGGTATTCTATTACGGTATCAGAACCCAACCATGATTATGAAGACCCAGGTTTTAACTTACCGGTATTCGAAAATGCTTCACAGTTAACATTAACAGTAAATGAAATCGTATAAAAATGGTGAACCTTAAAAATCTAATTGATTTTTTACCATTCGAATATAAGGACCAAGACACTTATAAGGTAAATGGCAAAGGCATCTTAGAGAGGTTTCTAGAAATTTGTGGAGAGCATTTTGAAGATTATATTACGAAGGACATTGAGAACATTCTGGATATTATTGATATAGATAAGGCACCAGATATGTACCTCAATTTCCTTTGGCAATTTCTTGGAGAAATGCCCTTTGCTTATGGGAACACTATAGATGCACAGAAATGGGCAGAGTACTTTAATGGGTTCTACTCTGATAGTAAACTCCAAGAACTATCAAAGCTTTGGATAATCCCAAAGGAAGGACCCCTTACATTAACCAGTACTCAAGTAAGAAACATATTGAAGTACTCAATATCTCTTTTTAAAATAAGAGGCACCTCTGAGTTCTTCGAGATAATGATGAGGTTGTATGGATTAACCTGCGTAGTAACAGACCCTGCAAAAGCAGATAGCTATGATGGTTGGGTAAAAGGCAATCCACACTTTGACCAATACTATCAGTATGACGATAAGTATACTTACGATAATACTTTTGATTGTTCTCAGTGTATACCAGTAACCTTTAGACTTACAGGTCATGGATATACTTCGAACTCGGCAGCTTTTAGAAAATTTAGAGAAGCTGTAGAGGCTTTCTTTAAAAGGTTCATACCCTATCATGTATCTTTCAATATTCAATATGGGTTTACCGTAAATGATGGGTATACTATTAAAGCCGAGTTAGTAAATCCAGACCAACCCAATTTGATTACTTTTGAAGTATATGAAGTACCAGTGAAGGTAACAGTAACTTCAGATTGGGTAAATGCTGACTTAAGGTACCAGATATCTAGTGATAACGTAAACTGGGGTTACACCAAACATGAAAGTGGTTCTATCTTTAACATACCCAGGGCAGGTACTTATTATTTTAGAAGTGTGGGAGACCCTACTAAGGTAACCCAAATCACCGTTAATCAAGAATCCTATAATCGAGTATATTCTATTACTTGCGACCCAATTACTGGAAAGATAACTCCTACTAACCTAAAAGTAAGTACAGTAGTAAGGGCAAATGTATCTTATAAGGGTACAGTGAAAACTTGTAATGTACGATTATCTGGTACGGATATAGTGAAAGTCTCTGGTTCAACTTGGGAGTTTTCCGAACCAGGTACCTATATATTCGAGGTAGTAGAGTTCCCAGTGAAGCAAACTTCTTTTGTCGTAACTCGAGAAGAGGTTACATATAAGGTAAGATGTACACCTTCTGAATTTAGAGTTGGGGATAAGCAAAGTATTAAAGATGCTACCACTACTCTTACCATTGAATCTAATTATCCAGAATCATTTACTGGTGAACTATACTGTAAGCTAATTGGTGATACTAAGTTGTTTAAGAACGGGGATAAGTTTACTGCTAATAGTTATGGTACTTATAAGTTTAAATGTACACTGGATAAAAGGGAAACAGATGAAGGTGTAGGTATATTCGAAGTAGTATCTGGTAAGACTGCAGTATATAGAATTACGGTTAGCCCACCAACAGTTACATTATTCAATGGCTCTGCCAAGACTACCGTAAAGATACAACGTATCTCTGGTAATGGTGGTGATTATAGAGTAAGGGTAATTGAAACTGGAGAAACCTTTGATGCTCAGAATGGATATGTATATACTGCAAATAGGGCAGGGACTTATACCTTCCAGTCAGTAGCTTATCCTACTGCTAAGACTACTCTGGTAGTTAATAACTCTCCAGTAGTATATCAGAACAAGTTAAAGATAGTACCTTCGGATGCTACAGACAGTCATTGGAAAGAACCCAACTGGGCATTACCAGAAGACCAGATAGATGATACTTATGCAGTATACCAATTACTGGATGAGAAGTCTGCTTGTAAGTTCCATCTTGAGGAAATGAAAAATGGGGTCAATGTAAGTGGTACTGCTACCTGTGATGAGAACGGGGAAACCTATAACCTTGATGAGGAAATTGTTCTTACCAAGGCTGGGACTTATACCTTTGTGGCAGATGATGGTTCTTCATTAAGATGTCAAGTAATACTGGAAGATTATCCTACAATCATAGAGATTTCTTGTACTCCTACTTATGCAGAACTAAAGGGGAATGTTAAACAAGTATCTACTTTAATCAAGTGTACTTCTAATAAACCTGATTTCGATAGTCGAATAAGGGAAGTTGGTAAAGTAACTACTTATGATGCAGGTGGTGCTGGTTATGAGTTTGTAACTGCACAAGCTGGAGAGTATATATTCGAATCAGTGGTAGATACTTCGAAGAGAACTAAGTTCACCGTAGTAGATGCAGACCTCTTAAGCGTTAGTCCTCAAAAGTTAGAATGGGAACATGATGACCTCTCAGAGAAAACATTTACCATTACAACTTACAGTAATCAATCTTGGCAAATAGTAGAACAATGATAAATTCAACAATCGATAGAATAACAGAAACCACAACTCAGTCTTTATTCAAGACATTCACTGTGGGTATATTGGGAGAGTGTACACAAATCTTGTATGATTTGAGATGGATGATAGTCCTTGCAATAATTCTAATCCTATCAGACTTATGGTTTGGGTTATCTGCAAGTAGGTTACAGAAAATCGAAATTCGAAAATCTAGAGCTGGAAGAAGAACTCTAAACAAGATAGTAGACTATATCTGCTATGTTCTACTTGGTGCTGTACTTGGTAAAGCTATTGGAGAACCATATGGGATGAACCCAATAGTGGTATCAATAACGGTTATGGTAATATGCTACTGTTTCGAAGTGGATAGTATATATGGACACATCTGTGAAATACATGGTATTAAGAAACGGTACAGTATATGGAGAATACTCTTTAAATTGTTAACCCTCAAGTTCAAGGATGTAGGTGAAGCATTTAAAGATATGTCAGAACAAAAGAATCAATTTAAAAATACTAAGGACAATGAAGACGTACTTTAAGTATGAAGGTATTATTAAATCAAAGGAAGCAGCAGAGGCAATTGCTGCTCCTTCTGGTTTAGGACCATTCTGTGGATTTGGCTCAGCTACCATAAATGGTAACAAGTTAGTGGTATCTCCTCAGGGAGTTGCTGGAAGTAAGTATGCCAATGTAATCAAGGATAGGATTATGGCAAGGTATATGGCAAAGGCTTCAGAAGATGGAGAATTGCCAGATGTAAACTTTGGGTGTATTTCAAGGGATGGGTATGTATTTATATCTGATGAACAAACGATTACTATTGAGAACATCCAAGGTACCCAAGGTTCAACAGAAGAAGTATTACTCTTTGCAGTACATACTACTATTTCTGAACCAGTAGATAATCCAGTAGACTTTGTAGCTTATTGGAATGAATCCTCCGAAAGCTTCTACACCTTGTTTAAAAAGTCTCTGGATATTTATTATCCGATTGCCGAAGAGAATCGTACACCGGATATCATTAATAATGATGTATATTCTAATTACGGTATGACCTATAGCAATCTTCTAGAGATGGTAGAGAGTGCTTGCCCTTATTACTCTAATAATAAAACTTCCGTTGTTCTTATCGGAGTATATGGTAAGGGTACTGATGCAATGACCAAACGAAATGAGAACTTTGCTATCGTACCCTATCAGGGTAAGTTCCAAGAAATCCCTTATACTACTGCTGCTCAGAGTATGATGAAAGAATCAGTGAAAAGAGTAGAACAGATAAATTCAGGCTTCCCAGTAGTAGATGAATCTGGTACTAAGTTAAATATCAAGCAATACATCGATAGTCAAATTGAGGCTATCCGAAAAGAATTCTCTGAATCTCTGAGTACTGCTAATTTACCAATCGGTTCTATCATTCTTTGGGAAACCGATGTAATACCAGATGGTTGGGCAGAATATACTAAGGCAGCTGGTAGAATAGTTATTGGTTACCAAGCTGGAGGTGTTCAAATTGGGGATGAAGTAATGTTACAGAATGTCGGAGATTACTATACTCCAACTAAAGGCAACTTCCTAATCTCAATTAAAGGCGATGACCTTCCTAAGCATAGGCATGCTCTTGGTGTATCTAAAGGTAAACAAGATGATGCCAATAACTGGGAGAACGTTCGTCCTCAATCTTTCTTTAATAGGGAGACGGGATTGAATGGAGATTTCGGTAGAGGAACTCCTACCAAGGGTATTCAAGATGGTGCTATCGTAGTAAGCTGGAACCTATTAGGGGAATCTTTCTTACAAGAAACTTCGGTAGAAACTTTGGATATTGAAAAATTGCCACCGACTATTACATTACGATATATCCAAAAAATATCATCATAAAGTTGTTATTAGTTATTTAGTAGTATTAAAACTCATGTGTACTATTTGTATTGTTTAAGAGTAAACATTCGTTTACAATCTGTGTTTTGCATAGTAAAAATCAATTGGGAAAGGGACGTTGGGAAACGTCCCTTTTCTTTTGTGTTTAGTATTTAAGTTCTTCTTTAGCTCGGTCTTCCCAATATTGTATATCTTGTCTAAGTTCTGATATATATCTCATAGATTCATTAGTCTTAGGCATTTCGAAAAATTCGATAAGCATTATATTAGTTATTCGAGTACTATTTTCAAGCCTTTCCTTGATAAAAGGGGGAGGAGTAATTAATACCTCAAACAAAAGATAGGCATCTGGAGAAAGCTTATCCTTCATATAAGTATACATCATATCAAGCATTTCTGATTTAGCTTTCTCTTCTTCGGTATCATCCTCTAATTCTTTGTCATTGTCGAATAAGTCATCAAGTTTAAAGAGGCTTTGATTATACTCTGCTTGTTCTCCGTATGCAGAACGAAGCAATTTGTTTTTGAATGTACTAAGTGATGCAAGGATTCTTGCTTTAAGATGTTCTTCAGTACATTCACCATAGTATTTGTTGAAAACAAATAACATCTTATCCCAGAAATAAGATTGGATAATATCCGGTGTAAGATTAAACCGTTTATAATCAATCTGACGGGTAAGATTTCTGATTACTGGCTTACAGACTTTATAAAGTCTGTTGAATGTAGCTTCATCATATTCCTGCATAGGTTTTAATCTATGAAGCTCTGAGCCATTATTTCCTTTACTTTTTCCCATGTTTTTAAATATTCGTTATGCAAATATAAGTATTTTTTCTTATATAAAATAATAATATTAAATAATCTGGAGCTTAAGGTAGTGGATTAGTAGTTTCTAGATAGATGTCAACATGCTCAGAACTATCTCGGTACTATCAAAATCTATTAGTTTATATAATATTGCAATATAGATATGAAGAAATTTAAAGACAATATCAAGTTCAGTTTTTCTCCCGAGTTTCAATTCGAGATACTCAGGTTTGTTTTAAAAGATAAGGAAGGGGGATTAGTACTCAAAAGGATTAAATCCAATTACCTGGTTCTCATAGAACACTCCCTTATCTTCGAAGGTATATCAAAATATTTTAAAAAGCAAGGCAGAATGCCCTCCGAGAATATCTTAAAGGAAGTATTAAAAGAGTTACTAGAATCCAAAACCTATGTGGATTTGGTAACTAAGGATGATATACCTAATATCAATAAACTAATAAGTAATCTCTATCATATACCACTATCGGATTCTGATTACATAAAAGAAAAGATATATCAGTTCTCTACCTATGTTGAGATGAAGAACTTAAATGATTCTTTTGATTTGGATAACTTCGAACAATACGAAGAATATTCGAGGAAGATTGAAAAGGTACTTCAGAAAAGTAAACCTAAGAAAGAGGATGAACCCCTATATATGATTCGAGATATTACCGAGAGACAGTTTAGAAGGCAATCAGAACCTTCAGTATTACCATGCCCATTTAGGCAATTGAATGATTTAACCAATGCAGGAGGTTATCCAGAACATTCGGTTAATGTGATATTGGATAAACCTAAAGCAAAGAAAACATTCTTCATGGTAAATCTTGCAAGAGGTTATCTTAGAATGAAGAAGTCTGTATTATATATTGATACAGAAAATGGTCAAGAACAAATTATGGACCGTTTCATTCAATCAAGTATTAATAAAACTAAGAAGGAATTATACTCGGGTGAATATGATAAACTTGAGGCAAAGCATTTAAGGAAACTTGCAAGGTTTGGAGTTGAATTAGTGGTTGAGCGTGTACCAGCAATGATTACTAATACCACTTATATAAGGGAAAAGATAATTCAGCTTCGTAATCAAGGAATTGATATTAAAGTTCTTATGGTTGACTACGCTGGTAAGCTTGCATCAATAGCGGGTGATAGAGAAGATTTCGAAAGGATATCTAATGTATACGTAGACCTTCAGAATCTGGCAGAAGAATTACATTTAGATATTATATGGACTGCCCATCACATTACTCGTGAAGGTAAAAAGCATAGGCTTACTAGATACGATGAGAATGATATCTCTGGTTCAATTGCCATTGTTCGTAATGCCCAGGTTATCATGGGTCTTAACTCTACTGAGCAAGAAGAAAAAGATAATATTCTTCGAGCTGAGATAGTAGTACAAAGGGATGGTCTTCCTTCCGGTAGAGCATTATTCAAATGCGATGTCGAAAGGCAAAGATGTACGGAATTTACAAGGGAACAACGTAAACAATATGATGAAGTGTATTCTGGAGTATTAGATTCTATGATGAAGAGTTCTAAAGATAATCCCTCTGCAAATAAAGAAAAGTATGAGAAGAAATCAGGTGATATCTAAAAGAAAGTTAATCTCTAATATAGTAGGGTGGCCAGATTATTATATTTCTAAGAGAAGTAGATTATATAGATACTACCCTAAAAGAAAAGTATGGATGTTATTAAAAGGTACCCTCAATCGGGGTAGGATATATCATATATTAAGAGATAGTAATAAACATAAAAGGATTCAGGCTTCTAGATTAGTAGCCTTAGCTTGGGTACCTAACCCAGAGAGTAAACCTCATGTATGTCATAAAGATAATAACCCTTGCAATAATATACATACTAATCTTTATTGGGGTACACAGAAAGAAAATATACAACAGTGTATCAGGGATAATAGATTTAAACCTCAAGGTAAAGTACCCATATCTAGAAAGGGTATACTTAATCTTAATAAGGATTATTTAAACGGTGTTACTATAAAGGAACTAAAACAGAAATACAATATAACCCATATTCATAGATACGTTAAAGAAACTAAAAAGAGATATAGATTAGGACATGATAGGGTACGAGAGTTAATTAGGGATAAAGCCAAGGGTTACTCCAATAAAGAATTGGGAGAAAAGTATAAGCTAAGTAAAGCTAGTATTAGTCACTACTTAAATAGAAGTTTTTTATGAAAATAACTAATCAGTTTAAATCTAGACTAAGGACATACTTTATTAAACGATTGGGAGCATTCGATTATAAGCACGGATGGTTACGCATTCCCACTTGCCCATATTGCGGGAGAGAACAGAAGTTGGGAGTTAACCTTTCTATGTATAGAACCAATTGTTTTAGATGTAATGCCCATCCTTCTCCTGCTCAACTAATAATGGACATAGAAGGATTTACTGAGTACCATGAACTAATTAATTTTTTGAACAATGGACAATTTGATGAACTTCAATTTAAGGAAGAGAAAATCGAGCTTGCCAAGAGTAAGCCAGTATATCTCCCTGAAGGATTTAGAAATATTTCGCTTGGAGACAGCCAACTTGCAAAAAGCATTCGAGGGTATGTCAAGAAACGCGGATTTAGCCTCGAGAAGTTTTCAAGATACGGTATCGGCTATGGAACAATGGGCACGACTTACGGGTACCTTATCATCCCGTTCTATTATCAAGGACAACTTAAATATTACAATGCTCGGAACGTTATCGGAAAAGGTCCCAGGTATAATAATCCCGATAAAGATATCACAGGCCTTGGCAAACAATTTATCATCTTTAATCATGACGCATTGGAAATGTACCGGTCGGTATTCATTTGCGAGGGAGCACTTAATGCCCTCACTCTCGGAGATAGAGCAATTGCCACAATGGGTAAAGCTATTAGCCAGTACCAAGTCAATGAATTACTTAAATCCCAATGCCAAAGATATATTATCCTTTTAGACCCCGATGCCAGGTCTTATGCTGTTAATCTCGCACTTAAATTAGTAGCTTATAAAAAAGTCAAGGTAGTATTTCTTCCAGAGGGTTTTGATGTAAATGATTTGGGGAAGAAACAAACACTTAAGCTAGTATATCAAACAAGGTATCAAAGTTATCAAGAACTGATTCAAATCAGAAACTCTTTGGAGTAAGGAGTTCCTATTATATTATAAATAATATATTTATGCGTGAACCATCTATCCATATAACTAAGTCTCAATTTGAGGAAATATTAAATACCTTAGAGGTAGACAATTTCCCAGTTGAGGCTTTTTTTGTTATTGCTCGAAAGGAGGCAATAAATCATAGAGCAGTCTTAGTTTCTAATAATAAGAATACTAAGCGAGTTAATAACATTTTACTAGCATCTAAGGGGGATGCTGCCCTCGTTGCTGATATTTTATATGCCACCCGTATAAAGTTAAAGCATAGGGGAGTTCGTAAAATAAACGAAAGTAATACAAGGGAATGGGCAAATTGTAAAAAGCTTGCCGAGATATGTAATACCTTCTGTGAGGATTTTAAATTTGATACTCGAGAAGGTTTTATTAAATATATTGAGACTGGGTTAAAGAGGATGACCGACTATCGGAATGTTATGCAAAGGTTAATATCTATGCAGGATAACATTACTAATCAAGTAGATGCCGAGATAGAATTGCAATATTCAGATTCAAAGCTTACTAAAGAGATACATGATTATTTCATAGGTAAGATTGCTAAGGCAACTGGTATTTATGAATCTTATGAAAACAAACCAGAGAAGTATGTACACTTTGCAAAGGTAGGAGAATTCCTAAAAGAAGAGGGTTGGGATTATAAGACATTCATTGATGCTCAGTTTGAATCTCTTGCATGGTGTAATGGATTACCAGATATTGCACAGATGTATACGGATAAAGCAATTGAAAGATACAATAAGTATTTATATAAGTATAAGAACAAAAAATCCCTGGAAGAGGAACCCGAAGTTGAAGGTTCTCTCTGGGAAAAAATTAATAATTAAAAAAGTAATATGAAAGGTTTACAATTTTTCGGAAACAGAGTGGAGGATGCAGCTAATGCTTTTATTGATGTCCTCAAGTATTCAGACCAATCGGTAACTTATCCAGATTTTAAGGATATCGACCCTTGGCCTGATGAGATAATTAATATGTTCTATGTGATTTGGAAGAATGCCAAATTTTCAGAACTAAGTGCAATTATTATGTATACCCAACAGTCTTCTAGATTCGAGGAGGTATCAGAATTGATGTTGGGTATTGGTTTGGTAGAGATGAGGCATCTTGACAAGATATCTGATTTCTTACAAAGGGCAGACCCATACGAGGATTACTCTACCATGAATATTAATCCTACAATTGAGATTGGTTCTACTTGGGAACAAGCTTTAAAGATTGCTTTGAATTCCGAGATAGAAACTATTGGTCACTACAAGAAAATCCAAAGAGCAATTGCTCAATACGAGGAACGTCCAGATTACGATGATGTGAATTATTTCCTTGAGAAATTGATTGCCGATGAGGAACATCATATCAAACTTCTTAAGGAAGCAATGGACATGGATAAAGCCACTAAGGGTGTAACGGTAATTATCAAATGAGTAAGATAATTATTCAGAATGGAAATATGTGCGAACTTGACTTACCTCTTAAGTTCGCACAAAAACTTTATAATGAGTTTGCCATTCGACATCCAAATGCTTTCTACTTACGTACAAGGCAAAGAGGTATGCAGAATTGGGATGGTAAGATTCATTACATTACCAAGACTGGGCAATTTAAAATAGGTTTGCTTCCTAAGGTATACGATATGTGTATTGAAATGGGGATTAAACCTAAAGTTGTAGATATGCGTCAACCTTTACCTAAAGTCAGTAAAGTTGTTACGAAGATAGGCAAATATAAATTAAGACCAGAACAGGAGAAAGCAGTCAAGGCTGTAATTAATAATACGATTGGAGGTAAACCATTTCATATCGGAGTATTGGATTACACGGTTAATGCAGGTAAAACTCTTATTATGTCGTCTTTGTATTTATCCTATAAGAAGCAGTTGAAGACTTTGTTAATAACTAATGACTCGGATTGGTTAAACCAAGCTAGAGAAGAATTTAAGCAATATCTACCCGGAGAGGATATCACTTTTGTTCAAGGCAAAGTTTTAAACTGGAGTAACTTCACAATAGGTATGGTTCAATCTATTTCTCGTAATATGAGGTTCTATCAAAAAGAGTTATCTCAAATAGATATGGTACTTATAGATGAAGCTGACCAAGGGGGCAGTAGGCAATATCAGAATGTAATCACCCGGTTATTCAATACTCGTATTCGTATAGGACTATCTGGTACCATCTATATGAGTAAGCTTGCTAAAGATAAAGTTAAGAATATGAATCTTGAATGTTTCTTTGGTAAGGTACTTGCCGAGTTTAAACTTAGGGATTCTATTAAGAAGGGTTATTCAACTAAAACTGTAGTAAAGATGGTACCAGGTAAACCCTGGTATGGGAATTGGGAATCCGATTGTATATCTTATAAAGAGATATATGATGATTCGATTACTAACAGTTATACTGCTTGGTTAATGGCATATTCCAGATTACGATGGAATATTAATCAAGGCAGATATCCTGCTCTCGTAGTTTGCAAGCATATTGCACATTGTGAAAATCTATATAAATTCTTTAAAAAGAAACTGGGCGATGCCTATAATATTGCCTATGTGCATGTTAATACCAAATCTAAATTAAGACAACAAATAATGAAAGATTTTAGGGACGGCAAAATTGATATCCTGGTATCAACTACAATCATTGCTCGAGGTAAAAACTTTCCTAAGCTTAGGTATTTACTTAATGCAGCAAGCATGGATAGTCAGGAAAAATCTATTCAGTTTCTTGGTCGTTTGGTAAGAACCGATAAATCGAAAAAGAAAGTATACCTGGATGACCTTCATTATCCTGGCCCTTATTTAGATAGGCATGGTAAGCATAGGAAGCAATATTATCAGAGACAAGAATTGAAAGTAATATTGTTAGATAAGCTATGGAAGAAACATCCTAACCATAGCCTTATTAAGAGTTAACTAGAAGTACTATGAGTATTTACTTTTTCTCCGTAGGAGAAAAAGAAGATTACAATTAATAAGCATATAGGCATTATGAATAATGATAAACTAATATGTATCAGAGATGAGGATGATACTAAACTAATTACTCTATTATCAGATGGTTGGAAGATAATCCAAATCTCTGCATCCGGTATTTATTGCTGGGTACTTTTAAGGAAACCTAATAACACTAAAAAGAAAATTAAAGGCTTTCAGTGATGGAGAAATATATTTTAATTACAGCGGTTGTTATTATGATAATAATACTCGCTTTAGACTTCATACTTTCTAAGGATGGCTATCAATGCCATTCATGTAAGAAACGTTTTCATAAAAAGGATTTGGAAATTAAGGGATGGCATTTCAAGGAATGGGTCTGTCCCAATTGTAAACATATTAATTACACTTATGATGAAGAAGATTAAAGAATGGTTTAAGTCGTTTAAGTCTCTTGTTGTGGGAGAGGTACATAATCCTAAACATGTATTCAACTGTAGAGATTTGATATGGATATCAAACTTGGAAACTTCTCAAAATACCCCCGAATGTTTTACTCATTTCTTTTGTTTGTACTGGAGTAATGGTATGGTAGTCAAAGTATGTCAAGAGAGCTATGATAGAAATTCATACCAAGAATTATATAAACTCAGGGAACTATTTATAAATAACATCGGTTATTCCTATGTTCCTATAGAAGATAACAGTGAAATATACATTTTATAAACGTAAAAAAGATATATAATGGCTAAGAAAAAGAAACAACTTCCTGACTTATCGAAGCAAGATATCCTTACTCCCATAGATGTTAGTACTCTGGGAACTAATGGAGACCCTTGCTTCGGTATTGGGTATGACCTATCAACTAAAGAGTGTAAGCTATGCGGAGACTCAGAGCTATGTGCATTCAAGATGTCTCAGAACTTGAATATCACAAGGAAAGAGCTAGAACAGAAGAATCAATACAAGGATTTGGATGTATTAGAAGATACGGTTGGTATCAAGAAATACATCCGAGGCTTGATTCGGAAAGGGAAAGACAAAAAAGAAGTTATTACCAAAACTGTTGAGAAATTCGAAGTACCCAGAAAACGTATTAGAGAACTTTATAAAGAGTGTACTAAATAATGAAACCAATAGGGATGATATGGGCTATGTTCAAGGTATACCTTAACAACCCAAACTATTTTGTAAAGCAAGAAGATGTACTTGCTAACCTTTGTATAGAAGGTTCTACCGATGTAATCAGAATGTGTAATTCATTGGGAGTACATGTTTCTAGACCCGAGAAATTAACCTTTGGACAACTTTTACATAAATGCAATATATTATGAACAGATTCAGATTTATCAAAGTAAGGGAGGTAGTATCTCCCAACAGAGCAAACCCCAATGATGCTGGGTTAGATTTTTATGTACCAACCAACCTGACTTCAGAGGATATCCATTCTAAGAATGGGTTCGATTCAGGAGGGTATGATTTGGATATACCCTTTAGTGAACATTTCGTAAGGCATATAGCTTTACAACCTGGGCATAGGATACTTATCCCATCGGGTATCAAAGGTTTGTTAGAACCGCCTGCATCTATGCTAATGGCAGCAAACAAATCTGGTATAGCTACTAAGAAAGGATTAATCTTTACTGCCGAGATAGTAGATTCTCCCTATGTTGGAGAGATACACATTGGAGTATACAACACTTCTCAAGAAGCCCAGGTTATTGAGGCTGGCCAGAAGCTGGTTCAATTTATTCATGTGCCAATATATATCACTGAGCCAGAAGAGATTCAACAAGAGGAATTTTATACTGAATCCCAGATGTGGGGAAGTAGAGGAGGGAATGGTTTTGGTTCATCAGGAAGTAAATAATCATGGACATCAGGAATATAAATGAACAAGTGCCTCAGGTAGAAGAAACTGAGGCACGGATATTACAAGAAATGTATGTTCTTGGGATAGAGCAATTCTCTGGGTATAAATCCATAGAAAAGCTACCAGATTACCCATTAGATATAAATAATCCAAAGAGCCAAGTTATTCTAAAGGATTTTATTGGTAGAGTTATTGAAGAGTTAACTGAAGGATTCGAATCTACCGATGAAGTAGTATCTATATATCGTGATTATGGATGGAATAATGATTGTTTAACCTCAGAGGAATATACTCAGGTATTAAATCATCTAGCAAATGCAAATGAAGAACAAGCAGATGCTTTGGGATTCTTCTTTACTTTGCTTTTATATTCTAATATATTGCCAGAAGATATATTAAAATACCAAGATGCAAAGAGTTTATTTGAGGTAATGGCAATTGGAGTCAAAAACCTACTCATCAAGTACCCAGATCATCGAAGTGTAAGGAAATACCCTATACTAAGTCCAACTGATTGGGCAAGAGAAGATAGAGAAGAATATGATAAGATAGTTTCTTATACCCCAGGTTTTCATGAAATGAGCGAGATATCTCATGAAAATGAGAAGCTATATTTATGGGAAGTAATATATGAACTTAATAAAGCAAGGAACTTCCTTAAATGTAGACCCTGGAAACAAACTCAAGTGATGACCAAAGAAATAGATTTTCAGGAATCTTTGGTAAAGTCATTCTATCTCTATATGGGATTTTTAGCCATGAATGGGTTTACTCCTTGTGGATTATTTAGTTTATTCTTTAAAAAACAACGTCTCAATTTATGGAGACAAAATACTAATTACTAGCATGTCAGGATGGAACCATAAATTAGAGGGACTTCAACTTAATCCGGAGGAGTCCCTCCATTCGTTAGAATTTGCTACTTCACAAGAGGCATGGGAAAAACTCAATGAGGGATTCCTAAGATTAGAGCCTGCTTTATTTGCAAAGGGGGCTATTGCCAATAGTGGGGTAGCAGTAGTGTATAATGTATTTATAAAGATACGAAAAGCTTGGGTAGACCCAGAATTTGATTATGGGCGGTGTTTCAATTATAAAGAAACTAAGTGGACTAGCTTATTGAATAACTACATAGACTTTAATAAGCTTGACTTGTTGCGTAGTAAACTGAGAGTACTGAGAAATAAGTACAATCAGAATTACAATATAACCTATATGTTTAACAATCATCATGATAACGGAAAGCAATGTCTAATAGCAGCGACTTTTTCAAAACGATTCGGGGAGGACATCCCAGTTATTACAATGGTAGTTCGGGCTTCGGAGATTACCAAGAGGTTAATATTCGATTTCCTATTAATTCAACGAATGTCAGAGTACGTATATGGTCCGGATCAGTCAGTACAAATCAACCTATTCGCGACTCAAATGTACGGAAATGTGGAGACACTTCTAATGTATCATACCCATAAGCCATTGAAGAAGGTACTTAAGGGGGCAGAAGAGAATGCTTGGAATAAGAGAATAAAAGAAATATGGAAGAAATTCCAAAAGGGTACAGAGAAGGAATTCTCTTCATTCAAGGTATTCTTTAGAAGTTTTAAAGTGCTCAGACCAGATTTATATGAAGAAACATATAAATCAATGAAAGCAAAAGAATTACTTCTTGAATACGAAGATATTGAATATCCCGAGAATGTAATTTCTTACTCTCAACGTAAAGCCTATAAGAAGAAACTTTTAAAACAAAAGAACAACAATGGAAGCTAGGGAATTTTTAAATCAGAAGCGGATAGGATTAGTAAACAAATTCTATTACCAAGTTTTAGAGATTAAAAAGAACGGTGCAGAACCAGATATACCCTTGTTAATGAAAGAGGTAGAGGATTTCGATGATTTTGTATTTCGCTACTGGCATATGACCTGGGTTAATTCTACAATGTCATACAGTTAAATATTTATATAATATGAGGATATATTCTAACAGTTTTGAGTTAATGTCCGAAATGGGCAGAGAACTCAACAGTTATGGTCAACTTGTAAAACCAAAGACCTATCAAAATAAAGTCATTGAAGGTAATGAGGATTTTATTACTAAAGAACTCATTTGCCAACAATATTGCTTAACTTCATTGGGAGACCCGGTATGGTTATTCGTATTCTCTCATTCAAGAGAATGGGCAGATGCTGAGTTCCAAGAAAGGATTGATACCTCTGATATAATTAATCCAGGTAAAGCTTGGGAATTAAGAAAAGATTTATGGGAACAGTTCTTGGTAAATGGTAAATTTGATTATACCTATAATGAGAGAATCATCCATGTTATTAAACCATTGATAAGATTACTGAAGGACGATAATGACACTCGTAAAGCAGTATTACCAATATTCAATGGTGATATGGACGGATTAGATACCGATTGGTATGATGGTAGTAGACGTATACCCTGCTCTATGTATTATGACTTCCTTATCCGTCAGAATGGTAAAGGAGAAAAGGTATTACACATTTGCTATCACCAAAGAAGTTCGGACTTCGCCCAACATTTTGGTAACGATATATATTTAGCTTGGCGTCTAATGGAGTATGTAGCTAAAGAGGTCGGAGTAAAGCCTGGGTATTTGTATCACACAATTGATTCTCTCCATGCTTATAAGAAAGATTGGACAGCATTAGCTTCTAATCTGGAAGACTTACAAGAGAAATACTAATAATGAGGGATGTATCTACTACTGGTGGGTATGTCCCTTTTTCTATTTTTAAAATATGGAGACACGGTATACAATAATAAAAAACAAGAGGGAGCTTAAGAAACTTATTGATTGTTGTAAAGCTACGGGTTATGCTTGCTGTGACTACGAAACAAATGCAGAACCTATATATAATAAGGGTTTTAAGCCAACCATACTTTCAGTATCCTGGATGCCAGGGTTTGGTGCTTCTATCCCTCTAGACCATTTCGAAACAAAAGATTATACATCTCCAGGGTGGAATTGGAAAAAGATGCTAAGGAAATTTGGGGAAGAGGTAATTGAGAATTATGAGATAACCAAGGTTGCATGGAACTGGAAATTTGATGACCAGATAAACCAGAAATATCAAATATTCTATAGAGGTACTTGTTTAGATGGTATGCTTGCAAAATATCTACTAAACGAGGAAAAACCTAATGATTTAAAATCAATGGTAAGAAGGTATTTACCAGAGTATGGTAATTATGAGAAGCAAGATGCTTTCGATAAAATACCTTGGGATAAAAAAGAGTTAGACCCACTTTGCCATTATGGATGTCAAGATACGGATTATACTCTTAGGTTAATGATATTCTTTGAAAAGAAGCTGATTGACCTTGGTTTGTACAGTACCTTCAGGAATTTAATTATGTCTGCATCAAGGGTACTCACTTCAGTAGAGAAGAATGGTTTGTATCTAGATAGAGAGTTCAATAATCAACTACTGGAAACATATAAACCAAAAATAGATGCGGCTAGACAAGCTATATATGATTTGCCAAGAGTAAAGAAATTCGAAAAGAAGTATAACCAAGAAAAGATTGATAAATATATTCAATCTATCGAAGCTGAACTTGAGGAGCTAGATTATAATGATCCAAAAGATAAACGAAAGATTGTATCAAGGGAACAGAAAATCTCAAATATCAAGGCTGGTATATTCACAACTAAAAAGGAACAAGAATTGATAAGACCTATCAATTTGGGTAGTCCAGTTGATTTACCTGCATTGATGTATTCGGAAGAAGGTTTTCATTTTGAGGTAATTAAGAATAATGAATCCGGTAAACCAAGTACAGATGAAGAGACTCTTACTAATCTAAGGTTAACCGTTAAAAAACCAGATTCACCTAAGGCAATTTTCCTTGATAGGCTTCTTGAATTACGAGGTTTAGAGAAGATGTATAAAACCTATATAGAGGGTTGGAATGAAAAAGTTCAAGATGATGATAGATTACATGGAAGATTTCTTATTCATGGGACTACAAGTGGAAGATTATCCTCTGCAGAACCCAATGCTCAACAAATTCCCAAGACATCCGTAGACCCCAATATTAAATTACAATTAAAAGCTCCTAAAGGAACCTTATATATTGCTAGTGATTTTAGCCAGGCAGAATTAAGAATTATGGCTCATCTATCGGGAGATGAAACTTATCTTAATGCTTTTAACTCTGGTCAGGACCCTCACTTAGCAATTGCTGCTACTAAATATCATATACCCTATGAAGAAGCTCTTAAGATATATGAGGATGAAAATCATCCAGAACATAAGATATGGAAGGTGAGAAGAAAGCAAGCTAAACAAATTGCTTTTGGACTTATTTATGGAATTGGTGCAAAATTACTAGCAGTAAAACTATCTGACCCAAAATCTGGTATTATAGTTACACCAGAAGAAGCCCAAAAGGAAATGGACATATTCTTTGGTCAACACCCCAAGTTGAAGACCTTCTTGAAGAAACAAGAGAAATTCCTTAGAAAGAATGGTCATCTGGTATCATTATTTGGGAGGAAAAGAAGATTACCCCAAATATATTCAAATGATAAGGGAGAAGAAGCTTATGCTTTGAGATTAGCATTAAATTTCCCATGTCAATCAGCAGCATCTGATATGTGTCTATTTGGAAGTATTCTCATATACTACTTAATGAGACAAGGTAAATTACCCTCTACTAAGTCTGTATGTTTGGTACATGATGCTAATTATCAGATTACTAAACCAGAGAATATTAATATTTGGAGTATATATGAGATGTGGCAAATTTATAGGAACCCATTAACTAAGCCATACTTCGGCTTTCAGATAGATGATGTCACAATGGACATGGAGTTTGTTATTGGTAGGTCAATGGCAGAAGAGTTACCTTTTATTCCGGGTTATGATTATAAGAAAATGTTAGAACCTGATTTCTCAGTAGAAGAATATATGGAAGAACATAAGAAATATAAACACATACCTATTTCAGAGTATAAGAAACGTTTTAACAAACAAATGAAGCAATATGAAAAAGATTTTGAACGGACCCACAGTATGGAGGGCTAAATGCCCAGTATGTGATTGCGAATTTGAATATGATACCAGTGAAACTTTTGGGGTTTATAATAAATCTGGAGATTATTTTAGGATAGTACAATGCCCTAATTGTAAAACTAATCTGAAGCATTCAGAATCTGTATCAACCATTATAACAGAATCGAAAAGAGAAGATACTATGTCTACATAAATAATATAAATTTATGGAATTATGGCAACACAGAAAGAGATTGATAATGCAAGCAAATTAACTGCCCTTACTTATATGGTTGCAGGGTGTTTAGGTTATTCTATCGAAAACTTACTTAAGTACTTAGATGTAGTTAATCTAAGGTTGAGTGGACAAGAAAAAATGTTACTTAACCGATTAAAGACTCAGTTATCTCAAGTACAAACTAATCTTACTACTTTAGAGGGATTAGCTTTTAAAGTAATGGCTACAGATGAGGATGGTAAACTTGCTTATGAAGATGCCACCCATATTTATTGGGCTGCATTTTTAGCATTACTAGATAGAGGTGGTACTGATAACTTATGCGACTTAAGATTAATGGCTTTGGTAGATAAGATAAGCATCTATAAATCTCTTCTTAATTTGCCCGGTATGAAACTCTCTTATCAAATGGCTTTTGCTCAAGTAACTAAAGCAATAAGCAAAGGAGAATTTAGTAAAGAAGACTTTAAAAACCTATTAGAAGTTTATGAAGACGGAACTGAAAAAACTAAAGGTTAAATTTGAAGGTAAACTTATTGAAATTGATATACAAAAGGAATTATCTATCAATGAGAATATCATTAATTCTCAGCTACGAGAATCTCCTTCTAGTTATTATGTACTTGCTTCTTTGAGAGATAAATATATAAAAGAAAGGGATGCTCTAGCAAGGGAAAAAGAAGAAGCTTATTCGAATGCCTGGTTATATTATAAGGATGCTAATGAAAGATGGAATAACGAATATGTATCTCATAAGGCAAACCTTAACAAGAAATACTCTTCTATCAATGAAAGGTATTTAAAAGCTGTAGAAAAAGCAAATAAGTTCATAACTATCTGTAAATGTTATGAGTCACGCGAAAATATATTAAGAACTATTAATGCGAACCTAAGAAAGGGTTAACCTATTGAACTATAAACAATTACTAACTTTTAAAAACAGTATTAGAATATGAATTATTCAATGACATTTATCTCATCTCTTGTAGCTGAGAAATTTAATCAAGAATTACCCGGATGCCCAACAGAAAACCGGGTACTTATTTTATCTCCCAAGGAGGTAAACCAAACTAAATCTGGTTTGATTATCCCTGAACAAGTAAAAGAGGGAGTTCCTCGTAAAGGGGTTGTAGTAAAGAGTGGGGAAATTACCGAAGAATACAAAACCTACCGAGAATTGGTTGCTGTAGGTAGAATAGTTACCTATGGTTTGTATGCAGGTAAAGAACTTGAATTCGAAACGGACAAACTATCTCCTGCTCTCAAACAACTTTTAGAGAAAAACGTTCTTACCGTATTGAGTATGAACGAAGTAGTTTACTCAGAACCGAATAATTAAAACTAATCATTATGATAAAAGACAAGAAGAAAAAGAAAGTTTCATCAGAGGGACTTTCTACAAAAGAAAAGATGCTAGCTAGAAAGAAACAGCTAGAATCCAAGGGAAATGGTAGTGGGTTAGTATATCCAAAAGAGGGAACTCTGAGGATGAGAATTAAATCTCCGGGTGATGACCAAGAATTGGGTATCGAAATTATTCAATTCTACCTGGGTGGCAATTTGGGAGGAGTTATATCTCCGGCTACTTTTGATGAACCTTGCCCATTCATGGAGAAATACCAAGAATTGAAAAACTCCAAGGATGAAGATGACAAGGAACTTGCCAAGAACCTGGTACCAAGAAGAAGATATGTTATCGGTGGTATCATTTACTCAGATGAAAAGGGTAGTAAGGTAGATTACGAAGGCAAAGATAAGGGAGTTTTAGTTCCTCGCTCAGTATACCAGGATATCATTGACCTTTACCTTGATGAAGATGAGGCAGGTGATATGACAGATCCAAAAACTGGATACGATATCAAGATAATTCGTTCCGGGTCTGGTAAACTAGATACCACTTATTCTGCTCGTGCTTGCAAACCAACTAAGTTGGACAAGAAATATCAAGGTACAATTGACCTTGAGGGGATAGTTCGTTCTCAAATCAAATCCTATGATGAGTTGGAAGATTTACTTTCACAGTATCTAAACGAAGACCATGGGGATGACGATGATGATGATAAATCCAAGAAGAAAAAGAAAAAGGGAGTTCACAAAGACCATTACATGGAAGATGATGAACCCAAGAAAAAGAAAAGAAAATACAAATCGGATATTTAAGGGTTAGTAATATGGTTTCATTCGAAGGTGGTAATTAGATTCGTTCTGTTATCACCTTCTTTAGTTTAAAGACATTACATTATGGCAAAGAAATCTAAGGTTGGTTTAAAAGTACCAACAGCAAATGAGATGGCAAAGAAATATGGAAGTATGATTAAATTAGCTTCAGAAGTTACTGATACTGATTTATATATACCATCTACTTTCTTTGCTCTGAACTACTTATTTGGTAAGGGTATTCCTTATGGTAAAATCGTAGAGATTGCTGGAGAAGAATCCTCTGGTAAATCTTTGGTGGCTTATAACTTTGCTTATGCTACTCAACAACTTGGAGGTCATGTGATATGGGTAGATGCTGAACAATCCTGGATGAATTCTTGGGCTGAAATAAATGGGGTAGACCCCGCAAGAGTAACCATTGTTAATGATACCCGTATTGAATATATTGCAGACGTAGTGGCAGACTTAGCAATATATTTACGTTCTCAATTAACTCACAATGAACCGATACTCTTAGTAATTGATTCTATTGCAGCTACAGACTGTACAGATAATATAGATGCTAAGATGGTTGATGGTAAAGCAGAAATGGGAGGTAGAGCAAAGGCTCTTTACAAATACTTCCGTATCAGAAGTGAGTTATTCTACAAGCTGGGAGTATCTCAGATTTATATTAACCAATTAAGAACTGCTTTAAATGTCGGATTTGGAAAAGATAACACAACAACTACAGGAGGTGCTGCACTCAAATTCTATGCTTCAATCAGAGCTGCTTTCTATTCGGGAAGGTCTGTTACCATCAAACAAAATGGGAAAGAAAGGAAAGCTGGAAAACTTGTCACAATTAGACTTATTAAAAATAAGGTTGCTCCTCCTAGACCTACAATTAGTAAATGCCCAGTATATTTCAACCCTAAATTCCATGAGGTTGGATTTGATAGATGCTATGCTTTAGAGGATGTATTAGTAGATACCGATGTAATCGAAAAAACTACTGGTGGGTATAAATTGAAAGGGAAAACTCTTGCAAGAGGGGAAGAGAAATTCCAAAAGCTTTTGGAAGAAGACGATGAACTTCGTAGAAAACTTTTACGGAAAGCCGGAGTAAATACCATAGGTACTACTAAAAAGCAACTGGAGAAGATAGAAACAAATATATTCCCAGTCGATGGTGTAGAATATGAAAACTATTCAGATTCAGAAGAGGAGGAGGAAGACGATGAATAAGAAAGAGGTAGAAGGTATAGAGAAAGTAATTAAAGAGTACCTTAAGAAAAATTTGAGAATGGAATCTAGGGTTAGGTATCTAGATGCTTATAGCCAACCAGAGAATTATTTAGATGTATATCTTGGAGAGGAAAAGATTCAAGAAGTTTCACTTTATGAATTAGATTTTGGACGATGAGCAAGAAAACACAATTTACAAGGTCCAAGAATAAGATAGGTAGTCTGTCTTGGACTTCTCCAATCTATACTCATGGAGAAGGTAAGTATCAGAATAAAATATTTCATGATAATATACCCGGTTACCCAGGTTATCATATATCCAAAAGAGGTAGAATATACTCCAGATGGGATGTAAATGGTAAGGGTATATTAAACAAAAGATACCACTTAAAACAGCCTCATCTAAATAAGAATGGGAGGTATATAGTAGGATTATCTCAACCAGGTATGGGTACTACCAAATGGTTATTACACCGATTAGTGGCTTTAGTTTATATACCTAATCCAGAAAATTTACCCTATGTTTGCCATAAAGATAATGTACCTACTAATAATTCAGTTAAGAACCTTTATTGGGGTACACAAAAAGATAATATGTCTCAAGCTTCTAGGGATGGGAGGATGGTAAACAAATTAAAAGGTAAATGTATCAAAGGTACAGAGATTCAAAGGTCCTATATACCCAAGTTGATAGGTATGGGGTTTACTAGAAAAGAGGTATCAGAGATAACCGGGCTGGGACATCAACTAATATCAGATTATTATATTAAATATAAAAATAAATATGAAAAATAAAAAATTAATACTATTAGTTGACGGCGAGAATATTTTACACCAAAGTTTTCACAAATTTGAAAAACTTAAATCTACCGATGGCAAACCGAGTGGGGCAATATTCGGATTTTTCAAATCTCTACATATGTATCTTACAAGGTTCGAACCGGATGAGGTTTATATTTCATTCGATAATGGTCATTCACCAGTAAGGACGAAGTTATTGCCCAATTATAAGGGACATAGAAAAAATATATCTGTAGATTACGAATCATTGCAAAAGCAAAAGGCAATTATAATGAAAATGCTGGGTATGCTAAGAATTAATTATATCTTCGATAAAAAGAAATCTACAGTATATGAAGGGGATGACTTCTTAGCATACCTTGCAATTAAAAAATTCCAATCCGAGAAAATGATACTTATATCATCGGATAAAGACTTTAACCAGTTGCTATCAAATAACCTGAGGATATATAATCCCAGAAAAGATGAGATGATAAGAATGGATAACTGCAAAGAATTATTCGGTTATCATTCTCATGAAACGGTAGAGTACCTTGCAATGGTTGGAGATACTTCCGATGATATACCAGGGTTCCCGGGTATAGGACCAGTAAAGGCAAGGAAAATACTCGATGAAGGTAGGATTGAGAAATTCATTGCTCAGAGTAAGAACAAAGAATATCTTCAAATATGGAAAAGGAATGAGCAATTGATTGACCTTTTCTGGTTTGTAAGACATAACCCTTTGAAGGAATTGCCCTTAAAAACAAAAAAGGAGTTTAAATATGAGAAATTCAAGAAAGTATGTATCGAATACTCTTTAGCATCTTTCTTGACAAATGAATTTATAAAACCATTTAAAGTATTACACCATGACTAAAAGAATAATGTTTGTAGGTCCCTCTGGGATAGGTAAAACCACTTTAGCACAATACGTGGCTAAATCACAAAACATACCTTTTGTATCAGGTAGTATGTCGGATTTATTACCGGCTATGAAAGATTTATCTCATAATGAGGTATTATCACTCGGTTCTCAGGCAATGCAAACGGCAGATTATCAACTCCTTAGTTTAAGAAACAGACTCTTTAGAGGTAAAGAGGAATTTGTTACAGATAGGAGTTATGCTGACCTGGCTGCATATTTTTGGTATAAACAATCTAGAACTATTCCGGAATGCGAATTAGAACACTTTATAGGTTGTTGTAAAGCATCAATGGAAGACCAATGTGATTTAGCAATCTTCCTTCCTCTAAACCTTTGTAATTATTCTGATTGGGCAATGGAAGATAATAAGAAGAGAATTACGAATAGATTCTTTCAGATTCAGATATCATCGTTGATGGGAGAACTTCTTGCAGATTGGGAAATACCCACTATTTGTATATCTGAGCTCGATTTAGGTATGAGAACGGAACAAATCAATTACCATTTAGATAGGATATGGGGAAAGAAGTAATAGCAATAGCCTTTTCAGATTTACATATAAATCTATGGGCTAAGTTTAATGAGAACAATCACAGGACCCTGAATAGTTTCAGGGTTTTGTCGATTATACGGAAATTATGTAGAAGGTTTAACTGTCCTGCATTATTTTGTGGAGACTTATTTCATAAGGCCGAAACAATGGACCAAGAATTAGCAGAGATATGTTATAATGAACTAATCGAAGGATTTTGGATATATGCCATATCTGGAAATCATGATATTAAGAAAATAAGTAAGGTTGGTACTAAACCCTTTAGCTGGCTTTATCAAGTAGAGAAGTATGGTATCATGATATTAGATTATGAAAAAACCCAACTATCTTCTACACATAAAGATATTATGGTATATGGGGTTCCTTATATTGATAATAACGTGGGTCTAAGTGAATACTTAAAGAAGTTAGAATTAGATAAAAGTAAAAAGAATATTCTTTTACTACACACTGATTATCCCGGTGCAAAGGATACCGATGGTAGAGAGATAGATTCCGTAGAAAACTTAAATGTAAATGTTCTCAATAAATTCGATTTAGTATTATGTGGTCATATACACAAACCTCAAAGATTATCAAAGAAGGTTTATATGATTGGGGCACCTAACCATCAAAGGAGAACCGATAGAGATTGTGAATTAGGGTATTGGAAAATCTATGAAGATTTGTCTCTGAAGTTTGTACCTTTGAAAAATTTCCCAAAGTTCATCGATGTAGAAAGGGAAGAGGATATTAATGATGATGGCAATTATTATACGGTAATCCCTCAAAAAGCTAGTACTCCAGTTAATAACAAACATAAGATTACTAAGCAACTTTCTAAGAAGTCTCTAGCAAAGAGATACCTAAGAGAGAAAGGTATTAAAGATGAGGTTAAAACTAATCTATTAATTGAAACACTTAAAAAGGCTGAATCATGTTAACGTTTTTAAATATGGACGCAGAAGGATTCTGTTCTATAGAGTCCTTACACTTACAATTAAACCCAACTTGTACCATACTTATCAAGGCACCAAATGGGAAAGGCAAATCAACTATACTATCGGCTTTGGTATGGGCAATATATGGTAAAAACTTAAAGGGTGTTTCCGAAGTAAATACTTGGAAACAAGTAAGACCGAAAGATTATAAGGGTACTAAGGTCCAAGTATACTTTCAGAAAGACTCTCATACCTATAAGATAATACGATGTCAGAAATATGAAGAAGTACTTGAGGATGGAGCAAAGGGCAAAGACCGACTCATTTTTATCAAGGATGGAGATGTAATCGATATAAAGGGTAAGAATAAGATACAAGATGCCATAAATAGGGAAATAGGCTTATCATATACTCTGTTTATGAATTCCATCATGTTTGGTCAGGGCATTAAGAGACTTATACAAGAGTCTAATTCTGATAAGAAAAAGATATTCGAAGAAGTATTTGATTTAGAGTTCTTAAACCTTGCTAAAGGCATTGCCTTGCAGGATAAAAATAACCTGGTATCTCAAATAAATGAGGTAGAGCATGAGTCTCAAATGCTTAAGAAAGAATTGGAGGCTAACAAGGAAGCTTACTTCGATATGAGAGACAGAGAAAAATCCTTCAAGCAAAAAATCAAAGAAGAAAGAAGAGAGTTAAAGCAAGATAGGGAGAAGCTAACTAAGTTACTGATTGAGAAACAAAAACAAATTAAGGATGAAGTAGATGCTTCACTTCAGATAAAGATTAATAAGCAAAATAAGTTAATCCTTGATTTAAAGGGTAAGATAAAAGAGGCTAAGAATCTATCGAATGTACCTCTCAAAAGGGTAATTAAAGAGTTAATAATACAGTTAGAAGCTGGTCACTACAAACGTGCATTGCGTGATGCTAAATCAATATATAAGGCATTTTCTGACCTTGATAAATATGATAAAGAATATCAAGAGGCTCTAGATAGGTTAGAGAAATTAAACGATGTAGACGAAAGGTATAAGAAATTAAAATCCGACTGTGATGATATTGCTTCTGACATTGCCTCTATTGATGAGGATTTGGAAAAGCTCAAACAAGAGAAACTAAAAGTAATGTCTCCTAAGTATAAACGAAAACTTAAAGAGATTAGGAAAAACTTACGAAAGGTTGATGAGGACTTTCATAATAAGGAATTAGAGTTAGAGAATTATAACTGGTTAATTAATGACCCATTGGGTAATAATGGGATTAAGGCATACTTATTCGATTCATCACTCGAGTTCTTAAATAAATGCCTCGATAAATATTCAGAGGTATTGGGATTTAGGATTGAATTTAATATAGATTTGGGCACTGCTAGAAAAGAATTTGTTACTCTTATTGAAAGAGATGGGATGATTATAGATTACGATGAACTATCAGGCGGCGAGAAACAATTGGTTTGTGTAGCAATGGCATTCGCAATGAATGAAGCTCTTACTGCCTCTAAGGGGATTAACTTAGCATTCCTTGATGAAGTATTTGAATCATTAAGTTCAGATAACATAGAAGTAGTTACCTCATTAATACGTCACATATTCAAAGAGAAAACTTTATTCTTGATAACCCACTTAGATTCACTTCCTCTCGGTAATACCAAAATCTTGCAAGTGGAAAAGGCACAAGGTCTGAGTAGGTACCAATTACTATAATGTTATAATAATTAATATAACAAGACAGTAATTATGGCAAATAGCAAAAAGAAGGGGAATCGATTTGAGCTAAAGATTTCAAAATGGTTTACCCAATGGACTTCTTACAAGTTCGGAAGAACTCCCTATTCTGGGGCAAACCACCAGAGTAGAGATTTAGCTTCAGATATAATGTGTCAAGATGAAAGACATGCCCATCGGTGTAAAATATCCGTTGAGTGTAAGAATTATAAAGAGATTAAGTTTGAACATCTACTCTTAGGTAATAAGGGATGCGATATACTGAAATTCTGGGAACAAGCTTCTAAGGATGCAAAAAGAGCAAATAAAGTTCCCATACTCTGTATGAGATATAATTCAATGCCCTCAGAAGAATTTTTCTTTGTAGTTGGAAAGGATTTATCTTCCGTATTCTATAAACCACTATTCGATAAAGCCAATATTATGGTAATTGATGTACCAAAGATAGATGAGATTCTTTATGTATTCATGGCTAGTGATATATTGAAGAATGTAAACTATAAGTTAGTACATAAACAAGCTAAGTTAATTCTTAAAAACCGGTAACCTATGAAGAAGCATACCCCATACTCATATTGTATATTTTACCTTGAAAGGAAGTACTGTGATAAAATCAATAAAGAACTCAAAGAAAAGGGGTATGACCAAATCAAGGCAATTATTCCTATGGTAAACGTATTAAGAAAAACCACAAAGGGTAAGATGGTATTCGAAGAAGTACCAGTATTATTCAATTATGGTTTTATGAGAATGCCCACTAAATTAGCATTCTCAAGGCCCTTTCTTAATAAGTTACGTAGGAATATATCTGGTATCAGAACTTGGTTACGTAATACCGAGACAATGCACCCAAGAAAGAAAAAGATAAGGATTGACAATGCAGAAGACTTTGATGATTTTTCTTTAGTGGCTACTTGTAGTAGAAAAGAAGTAAGGCGATTTAAACGTATTGCTAGAGAGAATAAGAAGTTTTCAGTAGATGATTTAGTCAATGTAAAGCCTGGAGATTACTTAGTATTACGGGGTTATCCCTATGAGGGAGTAGATGCTACAGTATTAGAGGTTGACCATCTTTGTAAAAGAGTAAAAGTTCTTATATACCCTGAAATGGGAAGAATGGAAGTATGGTTACCTTTTGACAACGTTATCTATAGTGTATATTTAAATCATGACCCAGATAAGCTTTATGCTAATTCTGGGGAATATGACCCTAATCAGATAACCAATGAAGCAATTGATAGTATAATGAGATATAGAAGAATTTAATGTTATGAACGAAGCTCAACAAAAAGCCTGGAGTTGTTTAATTGATAAAGAACAACAGTCATTATTCCTTCAATTATCCGAAAGTAAATCTTCATGGGAAGCTGGTGAAATTTTAAAGTTATCTCATTACAAGTATCTTGAAATCCGGGAACGGTCAGAGAAATTCTTTAGGCTATTCTCGGATTTTTTTGAGAAACACACTTCTATTTTTCGACCAGATTGCCCCTGTGAGAGGAATTTCCAAGATTATATGGAGGGATGTTTAGAGAAACGATTAAAAAGAAAAGAAGCAAGCTTATTCACAGGAGACTCAGCTCAATTACTCCCAAAGGTAAACTCTAAAAATATAGAGAGAAACATGAAGAGGTTAAAGGAGTCTGATGATGAATGGGACATAGACACTCTAAGATTAATTCTTGAATTTGATAGGTGGAATAACTTTAGAATACTTCCAAGGATGCTACAACAGCCATCTGCATTTAAAAGGCGGTCGAATAAGAAGGATAAGATATATATCAAGTATCTTCTTAATAGAGTACCGGATTGGATGCACAATAAACTCAAGGAAAGGTTTAGGTATAAAGTAAAACCAGGAAAGAAAAAGTATTGGGTAGCTTTAATATCTGAGGACCTATATACCGATGGTTATCTATTGTTACCAGTAAGACCTTTGGATGAAGTAGTAGATGAATTTAGTAGATTCTACATGTATGTATTTAAAACTAAAGATGATGCTGATACCTTTGGTTTTATGGTATCTAAGTTCATGATTAAAACCGAATCTGTTAAGCTTGGACAAAAATTCTGGCCAGAGTACCGTTGCTGTGTGGAAAGAGCAGTAAACTATAATCAAGTGAACAACATAGAATTCAATATTAAGAAATTGGATATGGCTTATAACACACATATCAAGAGAAAGCCTAAAAAACCTAAATCCACTGCTGCGAACCGAGCAAAAACCTCGGATTTTTATAAAAATAAATAGAGAAATAAGATAAGATTAAATTATTTATTCTTATATTTGCAAAGAAAATAAATGAATACTTTAAAATATTAATGATATGGCAAAAAAGAGTAGAAAAGACATGAAAGCTCCATCCAAGGAGAAATCAAATTTCCTTGGTGCTTCTGGGAGAAACATGACTTATAAGGATTTAAAGAGAAAGGCAATAATATTAGGGATGCCTTTCCCTGATGCTTGTTCTGCTGGGGTATTTGACTTATTACATTATATCAATGTATCAGAAGAGAAGCCCGATAAATCGTTAATTGATAAATATGACGATTGGATGGATAAGCAATTGGAAACTATTGGGTATTCAAAAGATGACCCATTAAGGAATTCTCGACTAAGGCTTGGTTTTCTCGGAGAAGAGGGGGAAAATGGGCAAAGGAGAACAAAACGAGTTCCCGGAATAAAGAAACCTCGAGAAAAGAAACCACCAAGAGAGAGGGATGAATTTAATCTTATCAAGGGTACAAAGAAATCTTATGTATTCGAATTAACTGCAAAAGGTTTTGAACTTGATAGAGTTATTCGGAGAATGAAAAAGAAATTCCCCGAAGCAAATGAGAAATCTATCAATCTTTGGTATAGAATGGCAAAGAGGAATATAAATGGTAAAGCTAAAGGAAAGTAACAATGGACCCATACGACCAGATAGATATTATATATGGACTTGGAGACCAGATACTACCAATAAGATTGTTACTGAAAAGAAATTATATAGGAAACATCTAACCGGTATACCATACTTTACTAGACATCAAGTAAAGGTTACCTTAGTTTATCTTTATGGTGTAGATGTTCTTCAGTATATCCATATAATATCTGGGAGGAAACTTATAAAACAAGGCATTAGAGAATTATCCGATATGAATGGTAAACTTCTTAAAAAGGGTAGTACTAAATTCTGGTTTAAGGGTAAATTCGTAAAAGCAAGGAAGTTCATAATGCCCGATGAATATCACATAGATAAACACCGACGAAGAAGATTTATGGTACAAATGCACCGAGTCTTTAAGTCTAAAGGAAAAAAGGAATTCAATGAAAGGTACTCAATCAAACTCTATGGACAACGGCAAGGCATATCTCCCAAGTATACAAGGCAAAAGAGATTACAAATCAATCTTGCTATCCTACAGGATTTACAACAGGCTGAGTCAAGAGGAGAAAAATAAATTCAATCTGTTATTCTTGCAGTATCCTCCATTGGTAAGTTCATTGGCTTTATATTTAAGAAAGAAGATGAACATCCCAATACAAAAGGTACTATTTATCAAAGCACAAAGGGATATGCTCGAAATATTCGATGAGGCATCACTTAAATTTTTAGGGTATTTGCCTAAAGAAAGGTTTATTAAGAAGTCTTTATTATTTCAAGGGTTTGTTCCATTAGAGAGTATTAAACTTAGAAGGTCTTATGCTTATATAATGACAAATAGGATGATAGAAAATAAAATATGGGTCTACCCAATTCGATTATCCGATAACTATAAAACAATGATAAAAGGGAAATACAAATCCTATACCGAAGTATTTGGGAAGGTGGGTATTCCTGGGATAACTAAAATTAAATATAGCAATGAATAATAACGAAGGTTTTAAAATCACAGCACATCAACCAGCAAACCCATTTGCAGGTAAGAAGTTTAAGATAGTCACTTATCAAGGTGACAAGGAACTTGCCTCTCAGGCAATAACAATTGAATCTCAATTAGAATTAAAGACAACTCTAGATGAGATAAAACAATTCAATATTGCTCAGGAGGAATTATTAAAATCTGGGTATACTCAGAAATCCATACTGGTAAAGAAACTTATAACAGAGTGATATAAATAAATTATTAACCAACTTAAACATTACGAAAATGGCTAAGAAGAAAAAAGAAGTGGAACTGAAAGAAGTTTCCAGAACAGAAATCAATGGTGCAATCATCATTAAGTACGAAGACGGCTCAGTAAAGATTATCCCTGCTCCTATTATGCTTTCTGCCGAAGAAGCCGAAGACCTTTTTGGTTCTGAATCCGATGACGAGGAAGAAGAAGAAGAGGAAGAATCAGACGATGATGATGATGATTCCGAAGAGGAAGAAGAAGAGGAAGAACTGACCGGTGAAGAACTTGCCGAAATGGACTTCGAAGAACTTGAGGATGTCTGCGACGACAAAGACCTTGAAACTGACCCAGACGATTATGATGAAGACGACATCGAAAAACTCCGTAAAGCAATCGCTAAAGAACTCGGTCTCAAATTGCCGGCAAAGAAAGAAGCCAAAGGTAAAGGCAAGAAAGGGAAAAAGTAATCTGGTAACCGTATTTAAGATTTAAAAGAAGGTAGGGAAATTTCCCTACCTTTACTATCAACTATTAATAAACGTAGAAGTTTACTTATAATAACCATTAACTTATAAAACATTAAAAATTATGGCAACAAAGAAATCAGACTCCAAGAAGAAAGGGGATAAAGAAAAAGACCCCGAAAAAGAAGCTAAACGCAAGGCTCGTCAAGAGGCACTTAAGAATCGGCCGGCTGAACAACGTCCTAACAGCAAGCAAATCGATGTTATTGCCATTAACGACAAATCCAAGGTAATGAACTTTGGTTATGCCGTTAAGAACAAGGAAGGCTATCAGGGTGTAGTGGTTACTTCTGTATTGGTTACGGATGGCAAACCGGTATCAACTTCAGTTTCATTCGTTCCGGGAACTCTTACCGTTAAGTCTAAGAAAGGACATGGCGTTATTTGTTCTCCGAAAAACAAAAAGGCTAAGGAAGAAGAAGAGGAAGAATCAGAAGATTAAACTCTAACTTACTAACTACTATCCCATATGTCTGCTATATAAATTTAGAGTTTAAGTTCATATGAATAACATCTACACTTAGGACGTTGTTCAGCCAAAAGCTCATTGCCTGCGAAGGTAGTGGGCTTTAATTTTTTATACCCATGGAAGAAGAGAAATTAGCAATTCGAAAGAATATTCGAATACTTGCATTGGATAATCTAATAAATACTTATACTGATGCACTAGAAGATAAAGAATTAAACCTGGGACCAGATGAAAGGGAACTTGCCATCAATATAATAAATGAGGCAAGAGAAATGCTATCAGAAGAAACTCAGGAAGTATCTAACCAAGTAATGCAAAGACCCAAATGGAAAAAGACTTAAGATTATTAGTGGGAAACATTAATCAAACTCTCAGAGAATTAGATTATGTTTCGTACCTTAAAAAGGTAGCTCTTAGTAAGGGTAAGAAAGGCGAATACCAATCCC